ATCCAATTGTGTTGTCTTACTACATGATTTCTTAATTCTTTATAAGATACAGCCGCATCAAGTCTTTGTGATTTATGACAACAATACCGAAATCCAATCTTTTCCGCAAAAGGAATTAATTCATCAATATCTAAATGAAGTGTCGATTGATAACTCTTTACTGTTTGATGTTTCTTAGAGTAAGTTGTTTCTTTTAATTTTTGAATGGTTACTTTGTGAATATCAAATCGTTGAAACAACACTTTCATATCTTCCATCATTTTTGTTAATGAATCCAAATGAGGCTCTTGTTTTGTTTGGGAAAAGGAAACAGAAGTTAACACATCTCTTTTTCCTCGATGCATTCCTAATATACAAGTATGACCGTCTCCACCAAACATTCCGCCTAAAAATTCTCTTACTATAGGTTTAGGACATGATGGATCTAATATGAAATCAGGTAGACAAGCTATTTGGCAAGATCTTTTATTACATAATATTCCAGGGAGTTTGATAAGTTCTTTACTAAACGCTGCTGGTATATTAATAACAAATAAATTTTTACTTTTAAATTTTGTTTGTTTTATGGGCCAAAGTTTCATTAAATCTTTTACAAAACTTCTTACATCAATCATATGTCCTAAAAATACTGTGCAAGATACATTATTTGAATTTAATTTATTTACGTATATATTTCCATCCGTAATAATATATCCTAGTATTTTCGCAAATATTAATGATTTCAAATAATTTTCTTTTGTATCTGTTTTAAATAATATTTTTCCTACTTGTAGTTCCCATCCATTACATTCTTTTATTTCTTCTTTATAATCTACAGCAGGACATCTTACACTACACTTAACTTTGTCTTCATTTATTTTAAAATCTTTTGCTTTCACCCATTCATTATGAGAATTTAATAGAGGATGATCTGGAGTACATATTTTTGTTCTACCATCTTCTAATGTTAACTGAATACATTCTCTTTCTCCTTTATATAAAAAGCCTATTTGTTTCGCTGGAACTATATTATTTGTATTTTCATTCCAACCTAAAACTTCGTTGTCGCAATCTTCCATATCCTTTATGCTAACACTTAGACCATTGCTTAGTGATATTTTGGTATTCTCGTATTCGCAGTCCCTCTCCATTTCTCCAAACCTTAATCCTCCATCTCTAGACCTCCCTTCTGCGGGTTGTCTTGTTAAGTTAACCATTGGACCGATACTACGACTGTGTTGTTTATCATTCACCATATGTTTTAATCTTTGATAATTAACAGGACCCATGAAGACTTCACAATCCAATTGTTCTCCTGTTAAACCATTATACATTAATTCATTACCATTTTGTTCGTATCCAAGAGCTAATAGTTCATTACGAATATAATTAACATCTAGTTCTCCAAAACTAGTACCATCTCCAAACAAACCTAATTCAATCAATACTTTTCCTAGTAAAGTTTCTTTTAATTGTCCGATAGTCATACGAGATGGAATAGCATGTGGATTAATAATAATATCAGGTTTTACACCTGATTTTGTAAAGGGCATATCCTTTTCGGGAATAATGTTTCCAACGGTTCCTTTTTGTCCGTGCCTTGAGCTAAATTTATCTCCAATAACAGGTTTTCTCAATGTTCTCAAACGAATCTTGGCAAAACTATATCCATCACCATTTCGTTCAATATAATTCTTGTCAATATAAACTTCTTCATTTGTTCTATAAATTTTACTTTGATCTTCAAATTTAATAACTTTAGTAGGATCATTTCTATTTTCTTTAATAGGCATAACTTTAGCCATAATTATATCTCTATTTTCAATTCGCGTATTTTCAGGAACAATTCCTTTGGAATTCACTTTGTTATAATTGCCAAACTTCATTCCTTTTGTTTTGCTTGTGTCAGGTTTACAACGAATTTCTTCATCGCCATTTATTTTTTGTTTGTCTTCATCTTTTTCAGTATGATAAAGAGTTACCATAAACATACCACGATCAATGGAACCTTTGTTTAATAATAGAGAATCCTCCTGATTATAACCTGTATGAGTCATAATTGCTACAATAATATTACATCCAGAAGGAATTTCATTTAATTTAATAATATTCATAAGTCTTGTATCTACAAGAGGACGTGTAGGATTAATTAGTACATAAGCAGTTTTATCCATACGATCCATATAATTGGATACATACACACCCATGGCTTGTTTTCCCATCGCACATTGGTACGTATTTCTAGGAGATTGATTATGTTCTGGAAATGGAATACAAGAAGCCAAAATTCCAAAAATGGTACTTGGATGAATTTCACAAAAGTTATATTTATACTCAGGAGAATTTATGTCAGTCATTTTTGTAGCAATCATACTATAATTTTGTTCCTCTGGATCAATATATTCAATAACAGATTCAGAGATTTTTAAATTTACTAATAAATCTTCCCAAATTAGCTCTTTTCTTTTTATTTGTTCTATTATCTCAGGAGTTAATAATACATTTTTGTCTTTTATTTTTAACAATGGTCGAGTAATTCTTCCACTATCATTACAAATTCTTATTTCTTTGTATTTTATGTCAAATATAATAGAAGTATATATATTAATAATTCCTTCATGTTTTTTCTTTTTTAAACTATTATATAATTCTACAGGCTCTTCTGTAATACCAAACCAATTACCATTAATCATTACTTTCACTTTATCAAATAAATCGATTGGTTTCAATTGATCTATATCTTGAATATAACTTTCTACATATTCATACAGAGAAACACTTGTAGAATATATAGTTAAATGAGATAGATAACTTAAATTTTTTACAATACCTACAGATTGTCCTTCTGGAGTTTCAGCAGGACATACAAATCCCCAAGAAGTATTATGTAATTTTCTTGGAGGAATCAACTTACCACTTTTATCTGTTGGAGTCGCAATTCTTCTTAAATGACTTAAATTAGACATGTATGTTAATCTATTTAAAACTTGAGCGACACCTACTTTATTATTATTAATATGTTTTATACCAAAATCACCAGTAGCCAATGCTCTTTTTAACCCATTTTCTATCGTTGTAGATTTTATGATTTTATAGATATTTGTTAAATTAATAATATTACCATAATCATCGGATGATTTCCATGAACCATTTATCATTTCTCGAATAATTTGTTTTTCCATATCTTTAACTAATTTATTAAAGTAATTACGAAACAAATTATTTAACAATACACCTGTTGAATCAACTCTTTTATTAATATAAGAGTCTCTATCATCACCTTTAATCCATTGAAAATTTACTTGTAATAATCTTAATGTCATATATCCAAGAAAATATATTTTCTTTTCTGTAGTATTACAATGAGGAAATAAATCATTGCTTAAAATATCTAACGTAAATTTATATTTTTTCTTTATTCCTGTTTCTTTATCCATATTGATTGGTGTATAAATAACATAACCTTGAATCATTTGAACCGCATCTTCTTGTGTTAAAAAGTTATTCGCATCAATAATACTAGCTTGTAAACTTTCCAACATATCTTTATACAAAGCAAAATCAATATTTAATAATATTTTTTCACATATTTCTTTGTCAGATAATATACCTAACGCACGAAATACCACAAACAAAGGTAAAGGTTGTTTTACTCTTGGTAGTTGTAATACAATAGGATAACCAAACCCATTATTCTTTGACAATATCATCATATTAATTTGTTTGGGAGAAATACATTTTGAATCAGGAATACTTTTAATTTCAGCCATCCATGTATATTTTGGGTTGTTTTTGTGAATGTTATAACAATAAATTTTATTTTCAGCAGCACGTTCTTGACCTAATACTGTCTTTTCTGAACCATTAATAATAAAATATCCACCAGCATCATATTTACATTCACCAGTATGTGAACTGTTAACATGCTTATATTGATTTAATACACAAATATTTGATTTTAACATAATAGGAAGTTTACCAATATGAATGTTAGGTAATAACTTTTGTATGATTTGAGTATTTTCTAAATTTTCACCATTACGAATAATATATTTAATATTTAAATCGACAGTCATTGCGGAAGCATATGTAAAATTTCTTAGACGCGCTTCTTGAGGAAACATCAATTTAATAGAACCATTATTTTCATGAATTTGAGGACGATAGATTTGAAAATTTTCAAAATTGATAACTACTTCCAATGAATATTTCTTGGATATAGGATCTAAATCTTGTTCTGATACAATAGATACTGGATTAAACATCTCAATTGTTCTTAAGATTTGAAAAGAAACAAAATTATTATATGATTCTATTTGATGGCTAACTAATCTTTCCAAATGTCTACCTTCAAAATAACTCTCAATAATATCCCAAATTCCATCTTTAATATTTTCAATTGGTTCTTGTTGCATTTCCTTTTTAAGATTCATAGTACTATAAATATATTTCAATTATTTTTAATATATTTGTATATAACTCTTTATTTATTCAATTTCACAGCAATATATTATTTATAATTTATAAATAATATTTTGCCCACAACGAGAATTGAACTCGCGACCTCTAGCTTACAAGGCTAGTGCTCTACCACTAAGCTATATGGGCTCAATTAATTATATATTTATTCTTTAAGTATTTAAATATTAATTAATATTATAAAATGATGGATTTAATCTTCTTATGTTTGATATATATTTCAATTATTTATATCGAAACATGTAAAGAAGAAGATGAAATAATTATTTTATAATAAAAACAAAATAAAAAATAATAATATGTTTCCTCAAGAAATTATAATAAAAATATTAGAATATGATGGAAGAATAAAATATAGAAATGGAAAGTTTACAGATCAAATTACTATAGACGACAAATACGAAAAAATAATAAAATTAATTAACGTAAAATATTTTTATCAACAAAAAATAAAATTATATTCAATAAATCATTTTTATATTGAAATAGTATTAACAAGAAGACCAAAAAAAATTGGAGTTATCTTTGATTATTATTATTATGGACGAGTATATATGTTTTCTTTTTATAAAGATATTCGAAATACTTATTGGTATAAATTTTTAGATGTATTTTATAAATATTTTCGTATATATCATCCAGATTATTTTATTAAGAATTATATAATTACTTAACTTTCTTTGTTTTTCTTTTATTTCCTCCCAATGATCTTATTGTTCGAGTATTAGTTGATTTTTTTCCTGTAGATCTTGCCGATCTATTTGCTGATCTAGCTGATCTACTTGGTGATCTAGCCGAGCGACTTGTAGCGGATCGAGTTCTACTATGTGAAATCTTTCGTTTACGATTTTTTGGTAAATCAAATGGCGAAGGAGAAATGTATTTACCTTCTTTACCTAAAACATCATAATTAAAAAAAGGTGTTATTATTTTCAAACGTTTAGAACGTCTAAATTTTTTAATTGATTCTCTACTTTTACTTGTTAATAATCTATTTTGTTGTTGTATAAATTCTTTTGTTGCTAAGATAGCTTTATTTTTTAAACCTGAATCCTTAACTTCAGTTATTCTTTTAGTTATAGCTTGATAAGTATCTATATTTTCACTTACCGATGAAACTCTTTCGTTATCAGTGTAATCTCCATTCGGATTTACAAAACCAATTTTACCATACATATGATTTGCTTTATAATGTTCGTTATTTTTGTAATCTTCACGCTTATCAGTATCATCATCTAAGGTTAATCTATTATATTCACATAGTGGGTATGCGTAGGTTATTCCTAAAAACATAAGCATATATCCAATGTTTTGTCCTCTGTATTCTTCATTAACTCCAACCCAACCTATAGATATATGATCGTCAGGTTCCATTTCATCGCCTTTAACTATAAATAATGTAATATTTCCAACTATAATATCTTCTTGAATTAATTTTATTACAATAATATTTTCCAATGATTGTCTAGGTATTTCTATATGAATTCCTTTTGAAAAAAGAAAGGTTTCTAATTTATCGTAAATTTCTTTACATTTTTGTAATATTTCACTCATTATATAAGTATCTTACTATTATTTATTTTTAATAAATCGTATACTTTTTGTCTTAATTCTATATATTTTTCATAATCTTCAGGAGATAATTCACTCTCATACACTTTACAATTTCCTGTAGCTATTTTTTCTACCTTTTTCTTTTCTGTTTGAGATAATGGATCCATTTGTCTTAACGTATTATATATTCTTATAGTAGCCCATCCTTCTAATACTTTTTCAAAAATAAACAATACTTCTTTTCCGGTGGTAGAACGTTTTGTGGTTCTTTTTTTTTCTCTTCTATCTTTTTTTATTTTATCCATATAATATTAAAAAAGATATTTATAAATTACTTTTCTTCATAATGTTTTCCCTCCTTCCCGCACATACTTCTAACATTTCTTGCTGTATTACAATAATAAAAATCTTTTGTTACGTATTTTTCATTTCCAGTAACTAAAAATCTATTATCTACATGATCTTGAGGATAGAGACCACATTTACCAAATTCACCATTACGAAATAGAAAACCTCCATGTGGTCTAAAATGTTTACAATTCACACAAAATTTTGTAGAACTACATGAAACAAATAACATAAAAAATAATATAAATCTATTCATTATATTATTTGTTATTCTATTTTTAAATATATTTAAAAATTATCTTTAACATAAAGTAATGTTAAAGTGGGTAAATAAAGCAATAGTTTTTTCAATTACAATGTCAGGCATCTATATTTGTTCTAACAATTTATTAAATATGATACAACCTTATTTAAGAACTGGTATAATAGGTGCTATACAATTATATTCATTTGGTTTTTGTGCTGGGTTTGTAGGAGCTATGTTAGTTGATAATCTATTAAAACTTGGTATGAATTATTTCCTTAAAATATAGATTGTTTTGGTTCATTCAAGATTAATATTTGTAAAAATATATAATCTTTCTCTATTATAATGAAAATAAGAAATATTTACTTATATTGGATAGGGAAAGAATATAAATTAATATCTATATTACGAAATTTAATATATTTACATTCAACAAATGGCACAGGTTATAAAATACATTTGATAACGGATAAAAACATACGTAAATATATTCAAAATATACCTAATTATTTTAATAATTTATGTCCGGCTCATCAAGCAGATTTTGTAAGAGTTAATGTAATTTGTGATTATGGAGGTATATGGTTAGATAGTGATACACTCGTTTTAGAATCATTAGATAGTTTATTTGATTTTATTGAAACAAAGAAAGGGTTTTTTATAAAACAAAATAATGATACTTTATGTAATGGCATATTTGGTAGTAAACCAAACACATCTCTTATGATTGAATGGAAAAACCAAATGAGAAAAATATTAGATAATAAATTAGGTAAAATTGATTGGTGTGATATTGGTAATAATATATTACAAAATTTATATAATAAAAATGTTGCTTTGTATGATAATTATAAAATTTTTAATGGGATAGATAATTTATATCCAGTTAATTGGAATAATTGTGTAACCGAATTTATTGATAAACCATATGATAATTATAAACAAATTATTCGTTCATATCAACCATTAGTTGTATTGGTAAATTTTGTTTATAAAAAACTGGAAGATAAAACAGAGAAAGAAATTTTAGAAGGCAACTTGCCTTTGAATTATTTTCTCAATAAATCTTTTGAAAATAAAGGCATTAGTAAGAATACTTTGTATACCAATAATAATATTTTTAATTACGGCCATAAAGATTATATTTCAAAATCCATAATAAATTATAAATGTTGGGAACCAAATATATCTAATATCTTTCAATCAATTATTAATAATAATATAAACAATCAAAAAAGTGTAGTATTAGATATAGGTTGTAATATAGGTTATTATTCATTAATAAGCTCAAATTATACGTCTTTATCTAAAATATTTAGTATAGATGGAAATTTAGACAATATAAATCTTTTAAAAATGTCATGTTTTATAAATAAAATTAACAATATTGTTCCTATTAATATGTGCATATCAGATAAAATTTGTGATTTTTATAATAAATCTAATGTTGAGTTAGTAAAAAAATGCGGTAATATTGGAGGGTTGTCTTTTATTAAATCAACAGATAAAAATACATGTATAAATGATAATATTATATCTACAACAATTGACGAATTAATTAAAATAAATAACATTAGTGATATTATTATCATGAAAATTGATATCGAGGGAGGTGAATTAAATGCTTTAAAAGGGGCAACGAATGCTTTAAAAACAAATATTATTAAAAATATAATAATTGAAATTTCACCGAAGTTTAATAATGATAGTATTGAAATTTTAAAAATACTTAACAAAAATAATTATGATTTATATAATATACCGCAATTGGAAACTGGTGAAATTAATAATAATGTTAATTTTATTAATGATATATGTAAAGATCCTATAATAGATATACCTAATTTTGTAAAAATGGTAGGAACACAAACTAATGTGCTCGCAATTAAAAAAATTGTTATAGTTAAAAAATATGTTATTTATACGGACTGGATTGAATCTTATTTAACCAAAGAACCGTTTGTATTTGTTAAAAATCTTGAAATTCTTGGGTGGGAACTTATTAAATTAAGTGAATTAAATATTGGAAATATTAAAAAGACAAATAGTGTTGTATTATGTTGTACTTATGATGATTTGGATATTTCTCTCATAAAATGTATTAACGTCCAAATAATTTATAAAATAGATGATTTGTATCCTTATAAAGAAGTAAGAAAAAAAAATATTGAAAACGCAGATACAATAATATCCCCATATCAATATTTATTTAATACAAATGAAATTAAAAATATGTATAATATTAATTTATCTAAAACTTTTTTTATTCCTTATTCAGCAGTCGATGATTTTTTTAAAGATATTGAATTTAATAATAATCCTATAAATAAAATTTTCGTAAGTGGATCAATAAACAACATTTACCCATTACGCATGTTTATAGCTAATAATATTTTATTTAAAGATTATATTGAGATTCTTGAGCATCCAACATATAAATCATATATACACGACTGCATCAATACTAAATATTATAAAAAACTTAACGACTATTTATGTTGTTTTGTAGATGCTTCCTCGTATAAATATATTTTATTAAAAGTATTTGAAATATGTAGTGTAGGAAGTTTATTGCTTGTAGAGGATACAATAGAAGTTCAACTTAATAATTTAGGGTTTTATGATAATATTAATTGTATTATGTGTAACAAAAATAATTTAGAAAATAAAATTAAATGGATTTTAAATGTAGAAAATATATATATAATTAATAATATAAGGAAAAATGGAATGGAGTTAGTAAGAAAAAATCATACAACAACAATTAGATCTGAAATATTTGAAACTATTGTTAATAATAAATATATTAAACAAAATTATATCGCAAAGATTAACAATGACATTTATTTTACGCCAGATGAGGTACAAGTATCATATATTAATTCTGGCAATGCAGAACCATATAATGGTGAAATATCAATTATTAATGAGTATATTAATAAAACAAAAAGAAATATTACATTTTTAGATATAGGAGTAAATATTGGAACACATTCAATCGTTTATTCTAAATTATTTAAAACAGTTTTAGCATTTGAGGCAGATATATATAATTATAATCAATCAAAAGAAAACTTAATGATAAATAACATAGTAAATGTAAATTTATTTAATAACGCATTAGGCAGCAGTGAAGGATTTGTTAAAACAGTGCAACATAATAAACATTCACGAGGATGTATATATACTGTATCGTCTGATAATAAAAATGATATTCAACAAATAACTTTAGATTCGTTAAATTTAAATAATATTGATTTTATAAAAATTGATGTAGAAGGAAATGAATTAGATGTTATCAAAGGAGCAACAAAAACTATACAAAGAAATAAACCAATTATAGAATTTGAATATAATAATTTGGCAAAAACTTTATGTAACGTTCAATATAGTGATATTGAAAAATATCTTAAAAATATAGGTTATGTATTTGATAAAAAAATTAATTGTAACTATTTTTATATACATAATAATAATAATCATTATTACAAGTTAACTTTTGAAAATATATATAAAAACTCGATATGGAATAATGGTAATTCCAATATACCTCTATCTGGGCCAGGTTCAACATTAGAAAATACAAAAGTGTATTCAACTGTGTTAACTAAATTTATATATGATAATAGTTGTAAATCAGTTTTAGATTTAGGATGCGGCGATTTAACTTGGATTCCTAAAACAATATTTTTTAATGATGATAGTATAAAATATACAGGAATAGATATCGTACAAAGTTTAATTAATTCACATTTACTAAAATTTCCCAAAAAACATTTTTTATGTAAAGATATTTCAACTTGTAATGATTTTGACAATGTGGATATTATAATCATAAGAGATGTAATTTTCCATTTGAAAAATAAAGATATTCTTTCTATTTTCGAGAATATTAAAAATAAATTCAAATTTTTAATTATAACAAGTTGTAATAATGATATTAATACAGATAATTTTAATCAATGGCATTTTGCTATGAAAAATATACTAATTGGACCATTTAATAAATCGCAAAATTTTTTAATAAAAATAGAAGAACCAGGGTTTAGTCGAAACGCATTTATTTATTCACATGATAGTTTTTATAATTTATAAAACTAACAAAAAAAGGAATAGAATAATTTGATTCTTAACTCTTTCAACAATTGAAGTTATTGCTGTAGGTACTTTCAATTGAAAGAGTTAAGAATATAAAGATGATATTAAATATTTTATATTTCTTATATATGGAATATGGAGAAATAAATGATACTATATGGTATTTTGTTTCAGGACTTGGATGTGATTTACGGAGAAATGAAGAAAGAGAAATTAAAGATTGGATATCCTATAAAACAAATATTCCAGAAGAAAACGTTAAATTTAGATGTCATAAATCATCTTCAGCTTTAAAATGTATAGCAAAAACATATTTAAGTATACTACCTTTAAAAGATAGCAAATTTGTAAATAAATTAGTTAATGAAATAAAAGATGATATAAATAATTCAGATATTAAATCAGTAGTTATTTTTTCTCACTCATTTGGAGGTGCTATGGTTAATAAAGCAGCAGAAATATTGAATGTTAGTGAAAATATGAATATAAATAAATTAAATATAGCAACATTTGGTAGTATTTATTTGGCACCCGAAGAAAATATACATAATCTAAATATGTTTAATTATTTATCTATTAGTGATGTTGCTATAAAATGTAATCAAGTTGTTCCTGCTCGTTTAGATAGAATGAATATATATTTAATGTTAAATAGAATGGTTGTATGTCAATTACTGAAAGAAAATACATCAAAATTAATACAATTATGTCTGTATGATGTAGAGACAGGAAAACAAATATGTTTACCAAATTTTGTTAGTATACTAAGATGGAATGAACATAATTATTATTCGTATATTATGCAAACAATACTATTAAATTTTGTTCGTTCAAGAACAGCTGATCTAAGAGATATAAATTTTATAAATATTTATGATTCCGAAAAATTATTACGAGGACAAAAACAAGAAGAAGATATTCCCTATTTAATAGGTTATTCAAAAGAAGAAATATTAAATAATCCTACTGAACCATTATCTGTACCATCATCGCCTAGTTCATTATCTGATATATATACAAATGCTATGGGGAAAAATAAAACGAAAAGAAAATATAAAAAAAGAAATATAAAAAAAAGTATTAATTGTAAAAAACAATATTGTAAATACGGAAGAACAAAGAAAAGAAAATAAAATAAATTATAATGATGTTTCTCAAATTTTCATTTACTATTATCAATTTATCTTCTATAAAACAAATTGATATTTTACCAAATAAATATAATATTTACTTGAATGATAATGAATTCAAAGGTAGTTATAATATATTGAAATTAGGAGATTTATCTTCAAAAAGTAGTAAAATAGAAATATCCAAAAACACTCATCCAAATGATTATATTAAAATGACGAATTGGATAGACAAATTAGATTAGAAAAATTAGATAAATTTTTTTAACAAATATACAAAACTTTTATATATTTTACTTCATCCGTATGGAATAATATATATTTCTTGTAAATAAACAACTCATATAAGATAACAATTTAAAAATATTTAGACATAACATATAATCATATGACATCATTATGCAATAAAAATTACCAATCTCAATATTGTGTTATTAATAGTGAAACAATTTATATAAATGATTATATTCAAAATAATAATAAAGAAAAATTGTTTTGTCAAAAAGGTCATGAATTAATACTTGCGAACGGAAGCATAAGAAAACCATATTTTCGTCATAAAAATAATGAAGACATAGGAGGTAATCCAATGACAGAATGGCATTGTGAATGGCAAGGTTGTTTTCCTATAACAGAACAAACATTCATAAAAAAAGAAAACCAAATTAAAGAACGTCGTGCTGATATTGTATTAAATGAAACAACTATTTTAGAAATTCAACATAGCAAATGCGAGAGAGAAGAAATTGATAATAGAAAACACGATTATAAATTACATGGAGTAGAAATTATTTGGCTTATTGATGGTAATAATAATATAGATATTAAGGTTAAAGAAATAGAAACAAAAAAACGGTTTTATCTAGAATTTAAATCAGATTATTGGAAATATGAAAATTTCAAAAGTTATGATTTTATTTTTATAGATATTGGATTCACAATATATAAAATTTATCCAAACAAAGTAAAAAGTCATATGATTGATGTAGATATAGGAAAAACAAAAGAAGAATTTATTAATTCACTAAAAAATGGAGCGGATATATGGTGTAATGATGAACCACCTCAATGTAATTTATTTATTAGACAACAAGGTGCAGGAAATGGTAAAACATTTGGTATTATTAGAATGTTAGAAGATGATGATAACTTGCATTATAAGAATTTTATATATATTACAAAACAACATTCAGCAAAACATATTATTAAAACAGAATTTGAAAATCAAAAAGATAGTTTTAAATATTTTCATGATATTAAAATAATACCTGATGGAAAAAAATATATTATTAAATATTTTAATGAAAAATCACAACAAAATTGTCAAATTATTATTGCTACCATAGATTCTTTTACAAATTCTATTGGAAATAAAAATCATACGTATTATGATAAATTTGAAGGATTAATATATTCTATTATGAATGGATATATAGAAACAAAAAGTTGTGGTACTATTCAATTCGCAAGAATAAATCCGAAATTAAACAAAGAAACTTTATTAGTAATAGATGAATTTCAAGACCCTCCAGAACATTACGCTAAGGCTATTATACAAATTATGATAAATAAATATATAGATGTATTTATTGTTGGTGATAAATTGCAGAGCATAAGTAATGAAAAAAACGCTTTTATTTATTTTTTAGAGAATACATTTCCTTTAATAAATACAATTCTTTTAGACCCAACCAATATTTGTAGAAGATTTAACCATCCAAAATTAGTAGATTTTGTAAATTTTATGATTCCTTTTGAAAAATATAATCTTCCGTCAATAATTCCTTATAAAGAATATGATGGTAATGATATAGACCCGTTAAAATGTTTTGTGGGAAACCCTATACATTTAGAAAAAGATAATGAAAAAAAAAATGACATTATTATTAAGGAAGTAGAACAAATAATGACATATTATAATTTTGAAGTTGAAGAAAATAAACGATACCCAGAAGATTTTCTTATTGTTACACCTTTTACAACAAAAAATCCATTGGTAGATGCTATTTTATTAGCAATTAATATTTATTGGAATGATAAGTGTAAAGATGATTCTGAATATATGAAAAATTGGAGTAAAGACAGAAATATAAATGATTATTATAGATATGCTATATTTCATAAATCAGAAGAAGGTACTTCTATTGATTTATCTGAATCAGAATATTCTACCAGAATTGTTTCTTGTCATTCATCAAAAGGCGATGGACGCAATGTAGTATTTTTAATAGGATTTAATGAATCAGCATTAAAAGTATATAGTCAAACTTCAAATAATTTAATATACGATTCAATGCTTCACGTAGCTATTACACGAATGAAAGAAAGATTATATATTCGTTATGAAAATAACAATGATGATATATCACAAAAAATAAATAAATATATTGGATTAGATACAATCTCTCAAGAGAGAACGCCAAATATAAATAAGATAACAAATTTTATAAATTATAAAAATATTATTGATATATCAATTAATAAAGATTATGAATGGTTTAATGAAAATATCATATCAAAAAGTATGTTAGAAATACCTCTTGAAAATACAGAAGTAAAACGTATAATAGATATGGGTAATCATCTTGTTCGTTATTCATCATTACTTATAAATATATTATTGGAATGTGTAAAAAAAGAAAGAAACAATAAAGATTCTGATATAAAACAACAATTTTTTGCTATGTTATGTGATGTGAGTAAAATAAATATTATAGAAGCAAAAAATTTAAAACAATATTATTTATTTTTAGAAGAGGGTGATTATTTACCTATTATTCGTATTTCAAATAAAGGAAAAGATTATGAAAATTATTTTAATATAATAATTAAGACGTGCAAACATTTACAGATTATAGTAAAAAATTTTTTAAAAACAAATACAGAAATTAAATTATGTCCTCTTGAATGTATTATTTTATATTATATGATAGATATTACACGTAATAATGAACACAATAAAATTAATAAATTCAAAAAAAAATATTCTCAAATAAATATAGTTGATATTTATGATTTAATGGACGTTTATAATAGTTGTTTTAATAATAATGAAGGGCACGATAATTGTTTATGTAAAAAACATTTTAATATGTGTCCTACTATTGAAGTTAAAAATAAAAAAGTAGATTCTATGAAATCATATTTAATGTGCCATTTTGAAAAAATAAATAATATTAAAGAAACAATGTCTTTATTTCATAAAAAATATCCAAAAATAAATTGGTTATATTCACATACAGAATTATCTAATTTCAGTGAACCATTTATTATTTCTGCTAAATTTAATCTAATTGGATATGATAATGAAAATGTTATTATTTGTTATGTAAAACCACAATTTAATTCATTAAATTATAATGAAATATTGATGAATAGTATGTTTGACACACATTTAATAAGTAATTTAAAAGATACTGAAAGTAAAAATTATAAAAGATTTTATGGTAAAAAAATAATTACGTGTGTGTTAACATTAGATAATATAGAACCATTTTTTATTGAGTGGACAGATATAAATGGGAATAATTTAATAAAACAGAATATAGAAAAATTTACAAATGTTATTTATTTATCTATAATGGAAAAATATAAAAGAGAAACAAATAGTCTATATTATTTTTATATTTATTGGAGAGAATATTGTCCTGAAAATGAAAGAAAACCAATATCTTTTATATATTTTTTAAAACAACAATTAGAAATATTTAAAAATAAAGATTTTCCAAAATATATAGATGATTTTTTCACACAAATAGAAAATGAAATTGATTTTACAAAAGGTAAAATCAATAAAGAAAATGTTTTAAAAAAATACGATGAGAAAGAAGAATTTACCACGCAATTAGAAAGAAAATTAGATAATTCAGTTAAGCGTTGGTTAGAAATACCTATCGATGATGATAGTGATTCAGATGAAGAATAATTAAATAATCGATAAAGAATTTTATTAAACGTATAATATATAAATGAGTAAACGATCTACGGTTATTCGTGTTGATAACACATCTTTATTGTTAATCTTTTTAATGATATTAATGATACTAACTTTTTTTTACATGATCTTTAATAAACAGATCAATATAAAAGATACGAATAATATTATGATAGAATCAAGAGAACCTACAGGAGGATATATTAATCCTCTTGTACCTAGTTGGCCTTATACCAACTTACCAGCGAATGATGTATTATTAAATCCTTATGCACCACCTCTTAGCGATGAACGTT